GGTAAACATATCAATATAATAATCTCAGCTCAATTATTATATTTTGTTAATTAAATAACCGATATTTTACACAGGGCCCACCCCAAAAACCGAACATCACTGTAACACTCACCCCTAGGAGTCGATAATGTTAGAACTTTGTTTTCGGATTCTCTAGTTTATACTCCCCTGATGTTCAGAGAGTTACGTCCTTATCCTGATACGATAAGGATACGTCAGCAGAGGTTAATAAGATATATTATATTAACTTACTGATTATACGCAATGGGACGTGGAAGTATCTGTTAATAGCTTCCTTTATTAACAGTTAAATATGTTGGATTTTTATTTTTATTATAGAGTGATAATTTTTATTTTTATATAAGTTTTTGATTTTTATTTTGTTTTTATTTAGAGCGGAAATATAAAATGAAAATGTATCAGATTTTCACTTATATTGTTTATGGGTAAATAAAGCTCTGCGATCATCCAGTTCTACTTCCATAACTAAATGACGCGTTATTTAATGATTTTAAAACATTCGAAGCCAGCATAGTTCCTGCGCTGGCGGCCCCTGAAATCTAGGAAACACCAGAAATTAAAGATTCTGCTTTTTCCATGAATTACTGAATATTAGATGCGGAAACTGATGATGAATTAACTTTATCTAAAAAGGAAGATACGGCTAAAGCTTTTTCAGATTCGAAGGTCATAATACTTGGTGTAGTTTAAATAACGGATTAAACGGCTTCGATCTGACTTTAATTAGATAAAGTATGGTCTTACTAAACTATATTTAAGTATGCTTCCATTGGTAAATATTCGATATTAGTCCACGTTTCGATATATCCTAAGGTAATACCAGGAATACATCCTTGGAAGTTAACAGCGATCATAGAATTATAATTTTAGTTTAGTGGTTTATAAGTAACATCAGTTGGGTCTTAAGGAATATAGATAATTCTTAAAGTTTTATCAACCCTATCGAAATTTGATATCCTTGATTTTTATAAAAGATTATCAGTAATTTGAGGAATGGTTTAGTTCAAGTATGTTGGTAAGAAAGCGCCCACTCTAGTTCCTTAGTTATTAGTTATTGATCCTGTATAAGTAAATTTCAAAACTGAGGAAACTATTCTGTATTTAGCAGCGACTTAACTAATGGTAAAGGCGCCTGTTTATGTAATAACTTTACCAGCTGCAGGTGGTGGAGCTATAGATACTTAATTCAAATTAGTCATTAAGTTATCATAAATCATAAACAGATTATCTCCTGATTATATTTAAGGAATAAATTAAACTTCAGCTAATCCAGATGTATTAGTGGTTACTTCTTATTTTTAATAATAATGCATTATACTTGATACTTAAGGAAAGGGTGTTGGAATTCTTGCTTAATAACCATTCTCAGGAAAGATAACAGAACCGATGTAGTTATTATTTTTCCGGTTTGATTTATCAACGATCCTTTGGATTATAGGTCTCATATATGATGACTTTCTGGATGGTCCTAGGCCTTATAACTTTCTGGGTATATTATTAATAATGGATTTAGGTCTTTTACCTTACGATTTTGATTTTATTTACACTTTTCTTTATCTTTACATGTTTAAGTTTTCTGATGGGTAGTTTTATTGCGTGGGTCCATGAACCTACATAAAATGGTTTTTCTGGTGCGACTTATGATAAATATTACCCTTCAGATTTTAAATTATAATATAACTTTTTCCCTAATGTATCTATGTAAGCTTGTTCTAATAATGACCAATTAACATCATAAGCATTAGCATATGATTTTAAGTGTTTTCTAAGTTCATAATGGTCAGTAATATTGGGGTTAAATCGTTTTGGTTTAATTTCTTCGAATATAGGGGCTTTAGCTCCCCAAGAATATAAACCATTTAGAACAGCTTCTCTATGTTACTCTTTAGTAAATTCATACTTTCTAAGTTTAACTATCTTATTTGAATAATGGGATTAAAAGATAGCTCTAAACGGATCTCGAGTAACTGAACAGTCATTGGACCCAAAGATGATTGTTTTTGATAAGAAATCCATCTTATCCATAGATACTATTATTTCTTTTATTTGTTAACCCAAACCGTGAATTCCGGATGTTTCAAAAGAATAAACTTAATGTATACGGCGAATAACTTTATTTAAATCTTTTCTTTCTATTATCATAGTGGCATCATCTCCGGATACGAATGCGGTATGGTGATTAGGGAATTTAGACATTATATATTCTATATAAGATAAAACTCTAAGTGTATTACCCCAGGTGGTTCTTGTTGGATGACCAGAGAAAACAGTTCCTTTAACTACTCCTCTCAATTCTATCTTCTTTGTAGTTTTATTTAACATTAAAAATGGTGAGGAAGTATCAGTTAAAGCCCTTAAAACTTCTTTGTACATATCAGTTGGAATATTTAAATGTTCTTAAAGTTTAGGGAATATTGTTGGAAATACTGCTTTTATTACTGCTACATCGACTGCGGATATTATCTCCTCATGTTAATTTCTATCGTGAGAAGATCCGTCCCATGATACAAAGATTGGATCGGAATGTTTACTGACTGCTTCTTATAGTTTACATTATAAAGCTCCAGTATTCAAACCGTGAACAAATCCTGGTAACACAGATTTAGTAGCTTTTATTATTAAATAGTTGAAAAATCCGCCGATGACCTTTAATTCAGTAGAAGGATTAAATAAATTTCTAGGTCTTTAGTCGATATCATTAGGAGATGAGACGTTAGTTATCTCACCAGTTTTAACCATAACTTCTAAAATTGATGGAATTTTCTTTGTTATTAAAGCAGTTTCTAAACCTTATCTATATCTGTTTCTCTTATTTTCGTCGAATGATGATAGATAATCATCTAAGTTAGATTACAAATCCTGTTTTATGTATTATTCGATCCCGTTAATGATTTTAGGTAAAAATTATTATTATAAGAAGATAGTATAATCATTAAACATTTCAGGTTCAGGATGTAATCGACCACCTCCATGTCTTCCAAGTATAGTATAATATTAGTTGATAATACAGCCCTCATGTGCGACGCTTCTATATAATCCTTTGGAATCCTCGAATTATATACCTGATCTTTAATAATCATGAACGACGGCTTTATTACAGGTACATTGTTTTAATAAATTTTAATAAAGATTATGATCTATCTTTTGTGCGCACTATGTAATGGTTACAGGTGATAATCCTGGCGTAAAACAATCTTTATAAAATCGGGCTGCTGGGACATGGAATCTGTATAAATTTTATAATGGGGTTTTTCTATTCCATTATTATTCGAATGTTTCTAATGTGGGATCTAGTAAATCTTCATTAATAGGGTCAGTAAATTGGAATAATTGGTGAAAAACTGACTTATTGGATACTAACTTTAATCTTCGAGCTGCTAAAATATGTGACCGTGATTCCATCTTCTTTTATCTGGTCTATCTTTCGTAAGGTTAATATTTCCTAGGGTATACTGGTACGAATGGTTGCTCTAAAGATTTTAAAATAGTGGAAGCGTTAGTTCCGAATTTGAAGATTG